CATGAAGCTCCTGCGGACGGCCGCTCTCTCTCCTGAGAGCATCGTCAGGGACCGTATGGCGGCAAAGTTCGCCGCCGCTGAAGAGAAGGCATATCTGACCGGCGACGGCTCAGGCAAGCCTCTCGGTATCTTCGCCACCTCTGGAACGGGCGCTATCCCGACTAGTCGTGACTGTACTACTGCTACGACCACAACGGCATTCACGTCCGACATCCTGCGTGCAGCTCGATTCATGCTGCGTCCTGCCTATCGTTCGGGCGCTCGCTGGCTTCTCTGTACTGATGCTCTGTCGAAAATCTATTTGTTCAAAGATGCGGTCAACGGCAGCTACATGTGGCAGCCTTCACTCATCGCTGGTGTCGCTGACACAATCGACGGCTTCCCTGTAGACGAGAGCGAGTATTCTCCGAACACGTTCACCGCGGGTTTGTACTTTGGCGCCTTGGTTAACTGGAACAAGGGTTATTTCATCGCTGATCTGATGGACGTGACCATCCAGCGTCTGAACGAACTCCTTGCGCGCAACTCCAAGGTTGGCTTTATTGGTCGCAAGTTCACTGACGGTGGTCCTATCGACGCACAGGCCTTCGTCAGACTCAAACTCGCTGCTACTGGCTAGTCAATAGTGATGAGGGGCGAGCTAATCACTCGCCCCCTATGGAGGACCACTTATGAAGATACATATGTTCACCTTAGCTGCGGGACCGGCGGGCATTTACCAGGGCGATTGCGAATGCCCCGATGAAGAGGCGCGTCGTTATATCGCCGGCGGTTATGCTAGACCCATTGGCGGCGTTGTCGAGACGGCCATGCTTGCACCCGCTCAACCGATTACTGCTCCTGTCGAAACGAGGGAGACAGTGGAAGTGGCCACTCCTGAGAACCCCGGTGATCTTGTGCCGGGCTTTGGGAAGTACCACAATGGCGAGTACAAGGACAAGCCACTCACCCTCGCGCAGATCAAGGAGCAGGATCCCGAGTACCTCGAGTATCTTGCGAATCAGGTTAAAGACTCAACAGTCGCGGCTGCCGCGAAAGCTGTCCTAGCGGGCGCATAATCCATGGACGACATCCTGTTGCTCTCAGTACCGCCTGCTGTCGAACCGGTCACGCTGGTCCAGGGCAAGGTCCAGGCAAAAGTGGAGACGGCCGACGAGGACGCTTCCATTGGTGCCCTGATCGCGGCAGCCCGCGCGTATGTTGAAGAGACCACGGGGCGGGCGCTTGTCACCCAAACGTGGACCTGGCAGCACATCAGCTGGACTACGCTGTTCAGGGGTTCGTGGAGCAGGATGTCACGTAATGCGTGGGGTAGCAAGGTCGTCATGCCGAGGCCCCCGCTCCAGTCAGTCGTGTCCATCACGTACCTGGACGCAAGCAATACACCCCACACGCTGCCCGTGAGTGAATACGTTGTTACGCCGGGCGACCCAGGGACGATCGAACCATCATCGACCTTCAGCTGGCCAGAGATTGCAACGGCTGGCTATCCGATCACGATCACGTTCACCGCCGGGTATGGTGCACCGACGGAGACGCTCACCGTGTCGTCTGTCACCTATGTGGACGGTAACGGAGATCCACAGGTCATTCCACCAGCCGACTATACCGTCACAGCGGGCGCGGTAGCATTTGCCACTCCTCCCGAGTTGCCGTTCACTGTGCACTTTGCACTCGTGTATGGCACGGTCGCCGCGGTGCCCGCTCCACTGACTCAGGCCATGCTTCTGTTGATTGAGGAATGGTATGACAACCGGGCGAGCATCATCAGCGGACATATTGTCGCGGCTCTCCCGCACGCCGTCGAAGCACTCCTGAGTCTCTATCACTGGTACCTGTAGATGGATAGCAGCCGCCTGAACCGCAGAGTCACGATACAGTATCCGTCCACGACACAGGACGCTTACGGGCAACCTGTTGTGGGCTTCACGGCCCTGGCGACGGTGTGGGCTGCCGTAGAACCCCTGGAAGGGCGGGCGCTGTTTGCATCCAAGCAGGCGCAGAGCGAGATTACCCTGAAAGTCACGATCCGCTACCTTGCGACGGTGGAAGAGGATATGCAGGTGGTCTATGGGCCGCATACCTACACCATCCTCTACCTCATTGATCCCGCAATGGAACATTCGTCGCTTGAGCTTATGTGCTCGGAAGTGAATGCATGAGCGACAAAATTACGATTCAGATCCAGGGACTAGAAAATTGCGACGCGAAATTGAAGTCGCTGAGCGAGCGCGTTGCGAAGCATAAAATAGCACAAGCGCTCCAGGACGCCGCCGCATATCTCGTAGTCCGCATCGAACGGGCCACGTATATAGGGCGCGACAACCCACGCGTTAGACTGAAGAACTCGTTTCTCGCGGGTGCGACGCATAAGGATGGCGAAAACACGGTGGTCAACGTGGGACCCAACAAGAGCAAGACCGCTGTGGCTATGGCTCAGGAGTTTGGCTTTCCCACGACGCCCGCTCACCCCATGATGCGGAACACGTTCGATGCAGAGAAGGACAAACTCATTGACATCTTCGTTGGCGCTCTCAATGAAGAGTTGGAAAAGGTACAGTTGCCATGACCGATCTTGATGCAGCGATCTTCACTCGGCTCTCCACCTTTGCGCCCCTCACCGCGCTTGTTCCGGCGACGCATATCGCGGCAGTGACGATCGCACAGGGAATCTTGACCCCCTATGTGGTCTATCAGACGATCGACGACCCCTCGAGCTATGCACACGATGGAGATACCGGCTTTCGGCAACCAAGGGTTCAGGTTTCATCGTATGCTTCGTCCTTTGGCGGTGCAAAAGCAATTAATACGCAGGTTATGACTGCACTGGATACTTGGCCGTCGACTGGTGGCGTGCAATCGGTTATATGGCAGAACACGATCCCCATGTATGACCCGGCAACTACGCTGTATGCAATGATTACCGATTTCATCATTCAATATTCGAGCTATTAGGAGGCTCACATGTCACAGGCATTAACTTCATTTGGGGTAAGTCTGCTTCGGGGCGTCACCCCTATTGCAGAAATCACATCCATCACGCCGCCAACATTCAACAGTGAGACGATCGACGTCACGTCCCATGACAGTCTGGGGCGCATGGCAGAGTTCATTGGAGGCATGCGGTCCAGCGATGACGTCAAGATTACAGGCAACTTTATTCTCGCTGATGCCGGGCAGGCCCTACTCCTGGCGGATCAGGCAGATGGCTTGGTTCATGCCTACACTCTCGTGTTCCCGACGGCATGGGGCGCCAGCTTCAGCTTCTCAGTGGTCGTCCTGAAGTTCGGCCTCTCGCCATTTACCACAAAGGGCGACGCTGTCGGCTTCGATGTTACCATGAAGGTCTCCGGTGCCGTGACCCTGAACAAGACGCTCAGCGCCGGACTCACCACCACATTCTTCGTATTCACACCGGCTGGGGTGAACGTTCCTGTGGCCAGTGCGACACCGGGCGTGTTTGTCAATAACCAGGTGACAGCGACAACTTCGGTCGTCGTCAAGCCGACAGCCGCGGCAGGAGTCATTACAGTCAATGGCGCAATCGTTACTAGCGGTGTTGATTCGAGCGCAATTGCTCTAGGCGCTGCTGGTTCGATTACGGACGTCACCATTGTGGTTCAGGAAACAGGGAAGGTCTCCAAGACTTACCTGGTTCACGTCGCCAGAGCTTCAGCGTAACGTGAGCAGGCTGGCGATAACAACCAGCGTCAACATCGGGGGCAGGGCTGATGCTTTGCCCCCTACATGGGAGGTAACATGGACTTCAGCACAGTAGAAAGTGTTCCAGTTGAACTTCTGGGGAAGACCCGTCATTTGAGACTGACCCTTGCCGCGCCAGGATGGTACAAAACAATCACGCACAAGCGGCTCGACGACCTGATCATGCAGCTGCAGCGCCAATTGTCGGCTGGCATGGCCGCCAAACGGGTGAATGACGCGCACGCTGAGGCGCTTGGTGTCCCGGTCGAGCAGTTGCCAGCTGATGAAGTCGTCGATCCTGATTCAATATTGGATCCCAAAGATAAGATCGATGTTGCGGACATGATCCCGGACGTGATCGCTGCAGTATTCGCCTTGGCTCACTGGGAAGATATTACGAACCGTCCGCAAGGCCGAAAAGACGTCCCGCTTCCTGGTGAGTTGACCTACGAGGACATGAACACGCAGCTGGACCTGGACGCGTTCCCTACGCTCATGGTGCTGATTGTCGAGGTCTACGGCTTGCATGCGATGAAGGCGGGGAAGGACACGGAGGGTGCGGACCCAAACGCAGCGACCCCAGTGCTACCGAGCTCTGGGGAATTGCCCGCGTCACCTTCGGACTTACCAACGACGAATTCCTGACCTGCACGCCGCTGGAATGGCAAGAGTTGTGGAAGGCATTTGACGCACGTGAACATCGGGCTGAAGTGGCAGCAGATTATCAGGCTGCAAAGATTTGTGAGGTCATGGTGAATATGCAGCGATCTTCTGATAGCAATCCAGTTGAACTGGCCGATTTCCTACTCTATGACCGGCCGGTGAAACAGGGGCAGACCCCTGAGCAGATGCTTGCGATGGTGGATATGCTTGTCGACGGGTTTAAGGGCACACGAGTTGTGAACTGAAGTGGTTGTTATGGTAGGAGGTTAGTGAAATGACTCTCGCCAAGCTCATAGTCAGCATCGGCGCAAATACCGCTGAGTTCGAATCGAACCTCAAAAAGGCCTCGACTCAACTTAAGGGTTTTTCGAATGACGTAAAGGTTCTATCGCCCGCCTTTGACGCCATTGGTAACGCCATTAAGGTAGTGGGCGTTGCGATGATTGGCGCTTTTGTCGGCGGCGGAACTGCAGCCCTGGTGAGCGCGGCAAAAATCGAACAGTACCGGCTCTCCTTGGACACTCTTATGGGCAGTAGTAAGGCAGCGGGCGAGGCGGTAGCGAGCGCCATAAATCTGGCCTCAAAAACTCCTTTCACTGATGAACAGCTCCTTGCGGCTACCGTAGCGTTGGAGAAGTTCGGGCAGGATGCGCAAACAGTCTTGCCGCAGGTTGCGAATATGGCGGCAGCTACCAACAAGGACGTGGCCGGGGCCGCCGAGGCCTTTGGCGCGTTCCTGCAGGGTCGGGTCAAGGCCTTGGCCTCCTATGGCATAACGAAGGCTGCGGTCCTCGCAGAGGGCGCGGCGACAGAGCAAGGAATACAAATTGCGAACGAAAAGGGTACCATCGTCAACGAGGCAGCCTACAATGCGGCTCTGTTGTCCCTCATGGACAAACGCTTTGCCGATGGTGCCAACAAGCAGGCCAATAGTATCAGTGGGTTGAAAACACGTCTCCAGGACGCAGCTGACGATGCTCTGAGGACCATTGCAGGGGTTACAGATCAAGGTGACATCCTGGCGGGCGGGCTGGCTGACACTTTCAAGAAAGCGGTCACCATGATCATCGCCAAGATCGACGAGTGGAAGGCAAATGGTTCGTTGCAACGGTGGGCTTCCGATGTCGGCCAAGCAATCACCGCGTTCTTCAACGGCGCCAAGATCGTCTTCGAATGGCTCGTGAATATCGCCACGTGGATCGCCAAGAACTGGCAGGCGATTGTTCCCGTTGTGGCTGCCGTTGTTGGGGCATTCGTGGGCTTCAAGATTGTTGCAACCTATGTCACCCTTGCCACTACTGCAGTTAAACTCTTTGGTTCTACTGCTTCGATCGCGGCACTTGGCCCGATTGCGTTGATGATTACGGCTGTTGCTCTTTTGGCGGCGGGCATCACGTACCTGATAATGAGGCAGCAACAGGAAAATGCACTCTTGAACCCTTCTTTGGTGGGGGCGGCATCAGTAGAACACATCAAGGCGCTTACGGCTGCGATGACCGAATATGATGCTGTGACGGAAAGAACCGGATCCTCCATGTTGGAACAGCACCAGGCTGGTTATTATGCCTCGCGCGTGGCTGGCCACCAAAAATATGTCAATGACCTCAAACAGCAGAATGATCTATTGGCGAAGGCAGCTCTTGATTCTCGCAATGCTACAGCCAAAGGAACAGAGGCTGGATATGCGAAAACGGCCGCCGCCGCTGTGGCTAACAACGCTAAAACAGTTGCGTCGGATGCGGATCTGGCAAACAAGATTTTAGACCTGACCCAAACAAAACTGCAGAGCAAGCTTCGCGCCATAGATATTGAAGCTAAAGCCATGCTCGCCGATGGAAAGAATGAGGTTCAAGTCGCCGAGTGGGTAAAGGTTGCCAAGGCTGCGGCCAATAAGGATGCTGCCGATGCTGCAGGTAAACTGACTGAGGCTGCAACCAAAAAGACTTCTGAGGAGGCTGCAAAAATCCTCGGGATTAATGCTGATCTGAACGACAAGAGCTACAAGCTCAGTCATACGGCGGTCGAGGGCCAAATCTATGACCTGGCAAAAGAACGTGATGCGGCAATCGCCGATGGGGGTTCGAAGTTAGAAGCCGACAAGGTCTATGTGCTAGCCTCAAAGAAAGTCTATGACGATGCCCGGAAGGAAAAGGCAGCAGCCGACAAGGAAGCACAGGACAAATATCTCGCCTCTGTAGCTGATTATGCGAGCAAAGAGAAGGACGCTGTCACGACCCTCACGCAGACCATCGTCGACAACTACCAGATCCGAGAAAATGCTGCCGTCAAACAGTTGAAAGACGAACGTGATGCACGTCTTGCCGCCATCAATACTCAGATTAGTGACCTGACGGGGCAACATGATAAGGCAGCACAATCGGACAAGATGGCAGGACTTGCCGCCAATTTTGCGAACGCCACGA